AGGAGCTGGAATGTGAACAGTGTCACCTTTCTTGCCCTTGAAGTTCATCTTCATTACGATGTTAGCCAAAACAAGGTTTTTCTTGTAAGCGGCTACGATTTCGTCAGACCAGATTTCTGGAATGAACTTTTCTGCGGTGGTTACTGTTACCGCTGGTGTTGGATATGCCATAATTAAATCTCCTAAAGTTTAACGAACTCGACCTTCTGAGTATGCTGCCATAATTTCTTGACTTAAAGCATCATAACGATCTGGGTCTTGCATTTTGAGCCGAATAAGGTCTGCCCTTCTGTATACCCTCTTTGATGATTCACCAGAACCACCTACATCAACACCTACTGCTTTTAAGTTCTGTTTGCGAGTTACCTCGCCCTCATTACTTGTTTGCTTCTGTTTAACAGAACGTAGCTGTTTATAGGTAGATAGCAATTCATTGGCTGAGTCGTAATCATATCCAGAATCGGCTTGCTCGAAGATTTTAATGCGAATAGGGCTAGATTTCACCCAATTTGCAAAGTCCTGATCTTTGGCAATGTCTCCAAAGTCGGGATGCTCTTGCGCTAACCTTTGCTGAATCTGTGACCTTTTCATTTCTAGCGTTACTTGTCGTGCCGCTAGGATGTCTGGGTGATTATCAACAGTCTTTTGAACTGCCTTCTGTGGATTCTCAAAGAAATCTACTTCAGGCTCTTCCTGTCTAGTCTGTTGTTGTCGTGAACCAAGGTTCTGTTTGATAAGTTCATCGGCTAACTTTCTAACCTCGCCTACTTCCTGTGCTTGCTTTCCAATTAGCTTTTCAGCCTCTTGGTGCATCTTCACAATCTCGTCTAAACTTTTTTCCCTGTATTTCTCAGGAAGTTCATTCTTTTGCGAAATCTTCTGTTCTTCGATCTCTAACTCACCCAACTCTTCTTTGTCATCATCAACTAACATACTTTTTTCCTTTTCCTGCCGTTAATCGGTTGTAGGAGATTCAACTCGGCATAATTGCTTATGAGTTGATTTTGCGTTCAGTTTTTAACTTGTCTAAGTGGCTTTTCTCGAACTTTCCATGCGCTGATGGAAACGCTCCAGACCACCCTTCTAAGCGAAAAGCTGGCGCTGAGAGAATGCGATGAGAATCCTCACCACACTCACACTTCAGACTTGTTGCCTCATAATCAACAAATCTTTCTGTCTTATGCCCGTTTATACAGGCAAATTCATACATTCTTCTCATTTAAGTCCTCAAATGCTCTTTCGCTGACTTGTTTTAAGTTCTTCAGCCAAATAAGGATTGAATACTCACCTTTTCTGAATTGTAGACTTTTTTCATCTGCAATCGTTGCAATATTATTCAAAGGCTCTATCATTTTGTCAATATCTTCCATTAAATCTATCCATCCTTGAGTCGACATCATGTCAAATCGAGCGTCATAATACTTTTGTAGTTCAGGTGTCATGTCATCCATTCTTTATTGGCAAGTAGTCTGGGATCATTGGGTTTGAATTTTAAAGCCTCATCAAGCTCTTGCTTTGCCTTATCCTTATACCCAAGATGCCAAGCGGCAATACTGCAAAGGTCGTGTGGTTTGTCAGACCATGCAGAGGGGTCCATTGTGTAGACCTCCAACTTTTCTTTAATTTTCAATGCCCTGTTTGCCGCAAAATAACAAGTCTCCCAATCGTTAGTGTTGTAGCAGAACATGGCGTAATCTACCCAAGGCTCACGGGTGTTAGCCTCCTCAAGACAAGCGCCTTGATACCATTTCTCAGCCTCTTTGATCTCACCAAGGCTTTCGTGTGACTTGCCCAAAAGCCTCATGGCATAGCACCGCTCATGGCTCCAAACAGCTTGTGGCATTGTCAGGTACTTTTTGAGCGCAGGGATAGCCTCTTTCCATTGACAATAAAACGTCAATTCTCTAGCGTAGTAAAAAGCATTGCGGTGGCAATATGGGTCCTCTTTGACCGCAAGTTCTAACAAAGGTAAATACTGACTTCTTGACTTTGTTTCATCAGGGTGATGACTTACCAACAACATATCGGTATGTGCGTACACCTCTGGAATTCTGTTATCAGCACGAATGTACTCATGGATTGGGTGATGCCAATGGTAGCCATAGCGATGATGGATTTTCTCGCTATAAAACATAACGCCATTGCTCCAATCAAACTTATATCGCATACGGGTTGTATCTGTTTTCCATACCCGTTCTATCTCTTTTCTCCATCCTGGCTCTAGCACTTCGTCTAAATCAAGAGATATACAAATATCAATGTCAGATGGAAGTAAGGCAAGTGCGGCATCTCTGGCTTTGTCAAAGCGCCAAGGTTTTACGCATATATCAAACACTCTAGCGCCAGCATTCATTGCTTGCTGAATAGTGTCATCAGTTGAGCCAGTATCAGCAATGACAATCAAATCAGCATCTTTGGCTGAATCACAAAACCGTTTAACGAAATGCGCTTCGTTTTTGCTAATGGCGTAGACAGCTATTTTCATTTTGCTTCCAATGGCGGAAAGCCAAAGAAAGCTCTGGCTTCTGCGTTTGAGTCAAACCAACTCCACCCGTCTGTTGGGTAGGTGTGCTGATCTTTTGTTTCGCGGCGCAATTCGTAATTGGCGTTCAGCACAAAGTTTGGGCCAAACAGCAAATCGCCATCGAGTTTGTAAAAGCCTGATGTGTCGTCCATGTTTTTATCCTGTTACTGTCCAGCCTTTAAGCGTTGCAATAGTTGGGTCGTCTGTTGCTGCGCCGTAGTTTCCAGTGACTGTAATAGTCTGTCCGACTGCCACGGGCAGGTTAGTGTAAATCTCATTTAACGCAGTAGCTGACAGTTTGCAGCTTGCAACGCTAAACGTGAAGTTAAAGTTTTTTGCTTGAATGCGTGACAAAGAGTTGCAAGAGCCAAATATAGTGTTGAAGTTTCCTGACGATGTAACTGCGGTTGTTGTTAAAGCGGGTATTTCGGCAACGCTGTTGCAACTGTTAAACATGAAACTCATGTTTGTTACAGCAGCAGTATTAAATAACGGTAGTGTCTGTAGGCTAGAGCAACCACTAAACATACCGCTCATGTCTGTAACAGAAACAGTGTTAAATAACGGTACGGTCTGTAGGCTAGAGCAATTTTGAAACATACTAGTCATAAACACAACAGAAGAAGTGTTAAATAACGGAACTGTTTGAAAACTGGAGCAACTGCTAAACATAGCTGTCATATCTGTTACAGCAGCAGTGTTAAATAAAGGTACAGTTTGAAGACTGGGGCAGCTCTGAAACATTTGCTGCATTAGTGTTACAGCAGCAGTATTAAATAACGGTAGTGTCTGTAGGCTAGAGCAACTGTTAAACATACTGCTCATGTTTGTCACGGCAGCAGTGTTAAATAAAGGTACAGTTTGAAGGCTAGAGCAACTGTTAAACATACTGCTCATGCTCGTAACGGCTGCGGTGTTAAACAGGGGTGCTGTTTGTAGGTTACGGCAACCGTTAAACATCTGGACCATGCTCGTTACAGCAGCAGTGTTAAACAAAGGTGCTGTCTGTAAGCTTGAATTATTCTCAAACATCTGGTCCATGTTTGTCACGGCAGCAGTGTTAAATAACGGTACAATTTGTAAGCTAGAGCAACTGTTAAACATACTGCTCATGTTTAATACAGTTGTAATCGTGCTGGCAATTTCTACGTTTTGTAGTTCGCGTAAATTTCTAAATAAAGCGGAAAAAGATGTAATTGACCCTAACTCATTTAGCCTTACACGTTCAATATAGTTGTGGCGAACTGTGGTAGACGAAGCCCCCAATGTTAATGTTGTAATGGTTGACGCTGCATAAGCCAAATCTAACCAACCTGTAACATATCCGTTAGCCAATCCTGATTGGTTGTGTTTTACAAACAAGTTGATGCTTGTCAGGTTGTTTGCTGCTTGTGGAGTTATTGTTACCGTTGCAATTCTGTACGGCAATAGCTGACCTGTACCATCATTGGTTAGCGTTAAAGCAGCGCCGCCCACAGTGGCTGCGACTTGAAATGTGTTGGTTGTGGCGTTAATGACAAAGTAAAACTGAGCGTTGACAATGCCCGTGGTCGTGGTAATGTTAAAAAACTGAACTTGCATACCGTTTGTGTAGCCGTGGGCTGTACGGGTAACAAGGTCGCCAACATCAGTAAACGTCACGGGAGCCTCTGTGCCCACCAGCGAAGCAGCCGAATAGCTGTACTCGTAGTTGGCCTGTACACCAGAAGCAAAGTTTGTTGTTGTCCCGTCACCAAAGTCAACGGTGTACGCCGCAGACACGGTCAACGCTATGAAGTTAGCCCCATCAGGCCACACGGCGTAAAGACCACGCACTCTGTTGTCTCCGCTGTTGGCTTCACAAACAGGCCAGCTTGGGTTTCTTCTCCAAGGCGCAACAGACGGAAACGTCTTGGCCGCAACGTCAGTGTTGTTGCTGGCGTTGTTGTTTAAAAAGCGTACTGACATTACGACACCTCAGAGCCAAACAATCCAAACGCTACGTTAGCCGTCCCCGCATAGACCGTCACCACATCCGTAGTAGCAAGCGATATCCCAAGCGTTAAAAACACCGCAGAACCAGCGTTGATGGCTGAGTCGTAGACGATGTAGTGTTGGTTAGCAAGCGTTGCGCCAGCAGGTCGTACAGCTACACGAAAAGTGGTAGAAACGCCAATGTTGGCAACGGACAGCGTAGAGCAAACTGCGCTGGTTGACGCTGGCACTGTGTACAGTGTTGTGTTTGTTGTTGCAGCAGGGTTTGATTGACCCAATACTTTGTAAGCCGTTGCCATATCAAGCCCCCATCAAAAGAAATGTTTGTTCAAAGCCGACAGTGCCGCCACCACCACCGCCAGTAACAGCAACTGTAACATCCCCACCCGTGTTTGTCGCTGTAACTCCTGTACCTGTGAAGTTTAAACTAGTTAATGCAGTAGTAAGTGTTGAACCTTCATCTTGAACGGTAATGCTTGGGCCAGTAGGACCCGTAGGTCCAGTAGGACCAGTCAATCCCGTGGATCCTGTCGGTCCTGTAGGTCCTGTCAAACCAGTTGCACCTGTCGGCCCAGTAGGTCCTTCTGCGCCCGTAAGACCTGTTGCTCCTGTAGGCCCAGTTGGTCCGGTCAAGCCTGTTGCCCCTGTTGGCCCTGTCGGACCCGCCGCACCAGTATCACCAGTCGGGCCAGTCGGACCTGTGAGGCCAGTTGCACCCGTCAGACCCGTAGCGCCAGTAGGACCGGTTGGCCCAATAGAACCAGTTGGTCCGGTAGAACCTGTTAAACCCGTTGCCCCAGTTGGACCAGTTGGGCCAGCGACCCCAGTAGCACCCGTAGGACCAGTTGGACCTATCGCTCCAGTATCTCCAGTCGGTCCTGTTGGACCTGTAAGACCTGTAGCCCCAGTCGGTCCAGTAGCACCTGTCAGTCCTGTAGCACCTGTGGGACCTGTCGGCCCAGTCAAACCTGTTGCTCCCGTAGGACCTGTTGGACCAACAACTGTTGAATCTGCTCCTGTGGGTCCTGTTGGTCCTGTTGCACCTGTTGGACCCGTAGGACCTACTACTGTTGAGGCAGCTCCCGTTGGTCCGGTGGGTCCGGTGGGTCCGGTGGGGCCAGTTGGTCCTGTCGGGCCAGTAGCGTAAGGCAAAGAATTCCAATTGCTTGTGCCATCACCAATCTTGAACTTATCCGTGTCAAGCTCAACACCAAGCTCACCCTCTGCTAATAAAGGGTTAACCGAAGTCCATGTTGCGGCTGTTCCTCTGCGAATTTGAATTTGAACTGTCATTACACACCACCTGCATCTATTGGGTTAACTCCGCCGTACACGCTGTTGGGATACCCGCCATCAAGATTAAGCAAACCTGCGCCAGCCGCACCTGTTGGTCCTATTGCACCTGTTGGCCCTGTAGAACCTGTTGGACCTTGATTACCCGTTGGACCTGTTGGCCCTTGAATACCTTGTATGCCTTGGATACCTTGGATACCCTGTGGTCCAGTAGGACCGATATTACCTTGTGGCCCAGTCGGACCGGTTAATCCTGTTGCTCCAGTAGCACCTGTAGGACCGATAGCTCCTGTAGGTCCTATCATACCAGTTGGACCGGTTGGCCCAATAGAACCGGCAGGGCCAACATCCCCTGTTGGACCAGTTGGTCCGGTTAATCCCGTATTACCAGTAGTACCTGTTGCGCCAGTTGGACCAATAGCGCCTGTAGAACCAGTTGAGCCAGTTGGTCCCGTTGGACCTACAGCACCTGCCGGACCAGTTGCGCCAGTAAGACCTGTAGCACCCGTTGGTCCAGTTGGTCCAACTAACTGACCAGCATCTGTCCAAGATGTTCCGTTCCAAACATACAAATTTCCTGTGGATTCAACAATATAAGCATCACCAGCCGTATTTCCTGATGATGGTAAATCGCCAACTGTAGCAACAGCACCTTTAATTATGATGCCTTGCCCTTGTGGACCAGTAGGACCAGTTGGGCCACTTGTTCCCGTAGGACCAGTTGCTCCTGTATTACCTGTTGGACCAGTTGGTCCAGTAAGTCCGGTAGAACCCGTGGCTCCTGTGGG